TGAGAGAGGGACTTGTACGGTATGTGGCAGAAACCCACAAGCCAGTAAGGGAAAAACACAAGGCAGGTTGAAAAGCTTGCTGACATGTTTGAGAAGCACGCCTATCATGAGGAAGAGTCTATAAAAGAGCTGACTCGTTCTGTTCAAGACTTACGGGACGAGATAAACACTTACAAGACTGTTATCCGGGTGATAAAAGCCATAGGTGCCACTGCTATTCTTGTTCTTACTCTTAAGTTTGGAGACATAGAAGAGTTATGGAAGAAATGACATGAAGATATTAGGTAAGTTATTCGGAAGTGATAAGGTAGTAGGCGGGGTTGTAGATGGTGTCTACAATGGTGTTGACAAGTTGGTGTATACCAAGGAGGAGAAGGCAGATAACTTTGCACGAATCCTAAAACTGTATGAGCCATTTAAGATTGCTCAACGCCTGTTAGCTCTCGTGTTTGGTGTGCCTTATGCGTTAGGTTGGTTTGCTACATTCATAGCGTCTTTCTTTCTGGAGGATATTCAACCTCAGATCGATCTATTGAGTGGAGATATTAGTAATATTGTATTAGCTATTGTCGGTTTCTACTTCTTAGGTGGTGCAATGGCTGGAGGTTTACGGGCCAGAAAAGAATAAAGGAAGGGGAGAGGGGCTATGCCACAAACTGAGAGAGGGACTTGTACGGTATGTGGCAGAAACCCACAAGCCAGTAAGGGAAAAGATAAGAAGGGCAGGAGAATCTATAAGAAGCAGTGTTCTTGGTGTTCTAGTAAGCTGTACCGTAAGGCACACGCCTACAAGAAACACAAGAAAGACTCTTGTGAGTTGTGTGGGTTCCTACCTACCCACTCTTGCCAACTTGATGTTGACCATATTGATGGTCAACACAGTAACGACGAGATCAGCAACCTCCAAACACTTTGTGCCAACTGTCACAGACTAAAGACACACTTGAGTGGAGACTACTGCCGTTGAGGGATAAGGGGGCTTACGCCTCCCTCCCTTTTCTCGTTTAGGAGTCGGGCCACTCCCCTGTCGCCATCATATAAGATAAGTCAGCAGCTCTAGAGCCTACCTGTGTAGCCCACTTACTGTCTAACATCTCAGTAGAAGCCCAGATATAATCCTCCTCTTCAATGAAGGCTATAGTTCGCTTAAACTTCTTGAAGCCTACAAGTCCTAAGTTGTAGATCATGTTAATAATCACAGCTTGTCTCACCTCACTCAGCCCCTTAAACCAAGGAAAGTCCCTAGTCGCTTGAAACATAGCCTCCTCTGCTTGATGTAGAAGAAGCTGTGCTGCAATAGGCTCTGGCATCCCTGCGTCCAAGTTGTATCCATACCCTATAGTGTTATAACCAGCAGGGCACTTATACATATGCTCTCGGTATCCCTCGTGCTTAGCTATCAGTTGAATTGCTTTCACTCTCAAGTCCCCTCAGTTTACCATTACCCAGATATTTATTATCCAATCCATTATGACGTAGGATACGCTTCCACATCTTCTTAAGGATAGGCCCAAGAGGAATAGGCAGTTCACCCTGCATCTTACGAGACATGTTAATCATGTCCATCATAGGAAGGATAATCTCCTTCTGTTTATCGTAATCACTAAAATTATATGTGTCCATATTACAGTTCCCTATAATCTATTTCATTCCACAATAAGTCCTCTACATAAGTCCCTATAATCTGATACTGTGAATTAAGGATGTTTCTTATGTGGTCTGTGTCCATGTCTTTAAGCCTAACATAGGAGAGGGGTTGGTCTCCTTTTACGCCTCTTGTGCCCCAATGAAAGAACTTCCTATTGTGTTCGTGGTTATCCTCTTCAAGGTACTCAGTAAGAACCTCTTCATCACCGTTAGCAGACCTACGGACGTAAAAACAACCGCCGTCAATCATGTACTCTCTACCAGCACAGGTATGTGTTTTGAAATCGTGTACATGAAACGACTCAAGTACAAACCCGTCTGGACAACGGATAGCGTTATAAAGTATTTGTTTATTCACCATTTCTCCTTATAATAAGGTGCCGGTTACGAGTCCGGCGACAGCATTTCGTTCTGCCCGCTACCAAGTACACGCCCTACTGATTTGTATGCCACGAACGAGCAGTCTCATTCCTTAAGCGTGAGTAGGAGTCAACACGCCGGACAGGTAATCCCATCCCATTGCAGCCTAGCCATAAGCTAGGTATTTAATAAAAACTCTGACAGCGACCTTACAGCCTCTATCTCATTTGCCCCTATCTTAAAGTAAACATCCATCCCTTAATCCTCATTTAACAGGGCACACACCGCCAGAACATCCATCCTCATCTAGCTCATCAAAACTCTCTGTTCCAATAAGATCAACCTCAGACAGCCTACCTACATACTCCTCATAATCCTCTTTAGTTACCACCTCTTGTGGAAGGTATAGATAACCAAGGTCAGCAGCAGACATGCTGGGATCAGCCCTGTAAAGAAAAGATACTCCGACATAACACTCCCAATTTTCCAGTAACCAATCCACAATAGCGTCTACCTCTGTTGGGTCATAGCTAATAGTGACTGATGTGTTCTGTTGTGACCAGTAGAGTTGATATTTCTTGTATCGTTCTAACTGAGTTATTGCGTCCTCTGTATTAATCTCTAACACAGTACCATCTTCCTTGTGAACCTTAGTAAACTCTACATCATCCCACGCTACAGGGAAGGTACAAAGGATACCCTCAGGGTCAGTTGGATTAGGAAACACATTATACCCAGCCGCTACTAACTTAGGAACGAGCGGATCATCCTTACCAAAGTTGACATTGTTGAAGATATACCGTCCCAAAGGTTTGTGAATACCTTCGGTAGTGTCCATGATTTTCGAGAGAGTACCGCTTGGTTTAACACAAGTGGTGTTCTTTGGACGTTGAGTACCAAGTTCGTCAGCCATGGAGTAGGTGGCTGTGACGGCTTCGAGCTGCATTTGCTTAAGGTCGTACTCAGATAGATCATCTCGTTGAGCAATGCCGGTGAGACCGACCCCGCAAAGGCGTAGGAACTCGTTGTTGAGATGCCATGCCTCTTGGAGTATGCCGTCACGTAAATCGACACAGGTTTGCCTGTAGTTAGCACGTCCTGCAATGTAGATGGCACGTAACATCCCTGCTTGATCCCCTTTGAATTTAGCAATGTCAACCTCGGTGAGGTTACAGAATGACTTATTCCCAAGGAGTATTTCCACACAAGGGTTACATCCGTACCACCAAGGAGCACGCTGTCTAGCCACTTTGCCATTGATAAAACCGGGTTCACTGCCTCCTGCGTCTTCCATGAGGTCGAATATATGTTTGAGCTGTTCACGATTAGGTTTCTCCATGAATGCTAATGAGTTATTAGACTGTGCTCGCTGAATGTTATGAAGGAACCAGTCCTTCTTAGCTACTGCGAACTCTTGCCACTCTGGCTCATCTACATGAAAGAGAGCAATTTGAGCACTCCGGCGTGAGCTAAGGATAGTACCGAGCCAATTAACCACGTCAAGAATATCAATTCGACTAAGCATCTGCCCAGCCCTTCTGTTAAGAATCTCCGCAATCGCCACATACGCCTTAGCGATTGCTGTATCGCCACTACTAATCCACCCATAACCTTTTAACCTCTGACCACTTGGCCGTAACTCACTAAAATCAAGAACAAGGGTATCCACATTAAACTTTCCAGCCATGAGTTTTCCAATACTCTTAGCCCAAGCTTCTGCACTATCCCCAACCTTGATCGTCCACACACCGTTGGCAACGTTCTCTTCATTGTAATCAACTCCTCCTTCTCCCTCTCGTTCTGAGTTAATGACCGTGATATTAGGGATAGGCTTAGAGAAACCGTTAAGCGTCCCCACAACAGGGGTAAACCCTACCCCACAGCCCTGTAAGAGGAGCCACAGAGTATCTACGATGTCGTAGGCTGTCTCTACCTTAAGGAAGCTACAGTTGAACTGTGAGGCCTCTCTAGTTTGGGAGATAGGTGTTCCTCCTAACCACAATGTACGTCCTGACATACTGACCTTACGATCATACATCAGCTGCCTTAGTTCGTTCAGCTCAATCTCTTGATGAAGTTGTAAGATTCCATCCTGTGACCTCTCCCACAGCCACTTCTGATGACCAATAACTCTATCTACTGTCTGCTCCCAAGTCTCGAACTTAGTACCTTCGGCGTTGAGAGGTCTATTGTAGGTGCGCCTTGTTATAATTTGCGCTCTTGCTGATGGGGTCATTTAACCTCCACGATAATTGCATCACGATACTGTACGAAGTTAACATAACCAGCAGGCTCCGCACTCTTATACTCAGTGCCTACATCCCCAAGGTAAGGGACTAACTCCCCTACCTTGTTAGCGTACCAACGCATAGCGTCATCACATCCTATTATTTTCAACTTCTTCATACAACATTCCTCAGAAGACTCTTACGTTTCTCTTTAGGCTGATCCAATACTAAAGACCGCCCCCATCCACCACAGTCCATACACCGGAATCGTCTATACTTTCCAGCAGCAGTATAGGCGTATCCTCTCCAGTGGTGGTGCTTGCCTCCACACTTAGGGCATACGGGTGTTTCTTCTTCGGCGTATAGTCCCATGTTTGGGTGGTTCTGCATCCAAGGACGGAGCTTATAATAAACACCCTCAAGAACAACAATATCTTGTCGGTTATACTTGACCATAGTGTTCCAAGCATCCATATCCCCTTGTATACATTTAGTCCATAGCTCATGTCCTTGGTGTTTCATCTTCTTACCGACCCTAAGATGATTACCAAGATGTTCAAGCTTGTTAGATGTGAAGTTAAAATACCGTCTGGCCTCTAGTAAGGTGTCGATCTTTCGGTATGGAGAGGGTGGGCCTAGTCCGTGCTTAAGGAACCGGGCATTGACCTTAGGAATATCAAACTTGTTACCGTTATGTGCAACGATAATGTCTGCTTCGTCCATAAGTCTCCACAGGCTACTACAGATCAGAAGATCATCCTCCTTATCTTTAATATATCTTCCGTGTTCAGGCAGGGAGTCAGACATAATATCATCTTCCCCTGCCCACTTAGCAGCCCAGCTTAACATAAACCAATCTCGATTGATCTGGTTAAGGCTTACGTTATTCTTCCACAGCCCCCAGACATCAGCGAGGATAGGGGCTGTTTCAATATCAAAAAATAATATTTTAGGTTGATACATTCATTCTCCTAAATTAATTTACGTAAACCACGAGAGTCCAGCTCCACAGAAAATTTAGAGTAAACATCTCCTCTTTCATCTTCAGGTAGTGCTCCGAAATATCCAAGGATTAAGGACAGCCCTGCCTTACTGGTCTTATTATATTTATCCATATTATCCTCAAACAGGTTAGCCATTACTACCGCTCGGTTATGATTGCGTAAGGCTAAATCTTCTACGTCTTTGAATAAAGTAATACCTTTAAAAGCTTCTGTCATTTATTTCTCCTTTCTCTTACGTTCTTTAGCTATAGCTCTCTCCTCATCTGTTAACACCTTATGACAGGCAGTACACAGACATTGGAGCTTCTCTTCTTCTACAAACATACGACTGACAACACTGTCCCAACCGATAAAGCCCACATAAGGATCAATGACAGGTTCGATATGGTCGGTGAATACGTTGTTTTTCCTCCCTCCATCAATAGGAACACTTGCGGGTACGTGTTTCTTACACCCATTACACAGGTAGATACCTCTGGACACCCAAGCCTTGCGTTTACAAGCTTGATTTGGCCCCCATCTAGTCCACGCTTTACGCAAGGCACTCTTGATAAATGAGTTGTACCTA